CCNCACGACCTGGGTATTTGGCCCGCCCCTAACCCTTTGAAACAAATAAACATTTAAGCTCCTGTTCGATGTGCTGTTCCTGACAAGCGGTTGTCACAACCTCGCTCCTGCATGTCATGGCTGATACTGACTCGGATCAAAGCCGCCTTTGTGCTTGCCTTTCATCGGTAGCAGCAATGCCGGTGGCACGCCTGAATAGTTCTCAAACCGCACGAACTGATTCAGGAAAGTAAGATAGATTCGCCCGGTCTCGCCGTTGCGATTCTTGGCAATGTTCAGTTCAGCAATGCCTTTGTGTGTGCTGGCATCGTCGTAAACTTCATCCCGATACAGGAACAGAATGATGTCGGCGTCCTGCTCGATCGAACCCGAGTCGCGCAAGTCGGACATTACCGGGCGCTTGTTGGGTCGCTGCTCAAGACTGCGGTTCAACTGTGACAAGGCAATCACTGGCACTTTCAAATCCTTGGCCAGTCCCTTCAGACCGGCGGAGATATTTGAAACTTCCCGTGTGCGATTCTCGCCCTGTCCTTTCATCAGCTGGATGTAATCGACGACGATGAGACCAAGACCATGGCGGCGCTTATACCGCCGGGCAGCTGCGCTCAGCTCTGCAATTCCAAGCGCGGACCGATCATCAACGTGGTATTTGAACCCGGCGAGCTTTGCGACAGCGCTGGTGACTTTTGTGAACTCGTCCTGATTTAGTTGGCCTTTCCGGTAGGTCTTGAAGTTGACGCGGGCAGTTGATGCGATCAGGCGATCAGTGAGCTGCGTTTCGGGCATCTCCGCGCTGAACATCAGTACAGGCGCTGACGGCATAACGTGCGCTGCGATATTCGCCGCCAGTGCGGTTTTACCCATCGACGGGCGACCCGCCAGAATAATCAGGTCACTGTCTTGCAGACCGGCGGTTATTTCGTTCAGGTCAATAAAGCCAGTATCGAGGCCCAGCAGTGCACCGCCGTTGTTGAAACGGTCGTCCAAACGATTCACAGCGTCTCTGAGCGCGTCTTGTATTGAGGTTGGTTCATACCCTCCGGCCTGCTCGCCAATCGCCAGTACGCGCTTGTGTGCCGCCTCAATCAGCTCATCAGTGCCAGTGCCGTTGCTGTCCATTGCACTGCGCTGTATATCCGTGGCGGCACTGAACAACTGCCTCCTGATCGAGTGCTTGCGCACAATACTGGCATAGCTTGCGATATTCGCCGCGCTGGGCGTGTCTTTCGCCAAGTTGCCCAGATAGGTCAGCCCGCCAACGTCTTCAAGTTGACCCTGACTTTCCAGTAACTCTGACAGGGTGATCACGTCGCAGGGGTCGCCTTTCTCAATCAGCCGTCTGCTGGCAACAAAGATCAAGCGGTGATAGCTCTGGTAAAAGTCGTCTTCGCTAATCAGGTCGGCAATCTCATCCCATGCGCGGTTATCCAGCAGGAGGCCGCCCAGAACTGACTGTTCCGCCTGTTTGGAATGGGGTGGTACTTGTTTGAACTCAACCAAAGCGTTCATTCCGTCCATCCTCGTAATTGCCTTCGATCACTTTCACGTAATTGCCTTCTCTTGTGAGCCATTCAAGGTTGGCGGTGAATGGTTTCCGCCCGTTGCGACCCTCTATTTTTCCCGTCAGCCAGCTGCTGGTGGCAACGTATTCAAAATATGCAATCCACGCCTCTTTGGTCTTCAGGTGGTTTGCGATTCTGGCCCTGATCAGCGTCTTTCGTTTCTCCGTCAACTCCCTTACCCGTGTGCACATTGGCAGGTATTCGTGATACAGCTCCACGATGGTTTTTGGTTTCAGAGAATTTGCGCTGGCGGGTATTTTTCTTACCCGTGTTCTTCCTGTGTTCCCTTCCTGTGTTCCGGTAGCAAGGGCTTGCACCTTTTCTCGACGCTGGCTTGCACCTTTTACGACGCTGGCTTGCACCTTTTCTTCATTAAAAGGCGCAGCAGATTGCACCCTTTCGTCTCTTACTTCATCGTTAAAAGGTGCAGCGTCTTGCGCCCTTTCTTTCATGATAAGTTGGTATTTTGTGGTATGGCCACGACCCATTGACCGCGTCGCGTGAATCAGTCCGACAGCCTCAAGGTTTTTGATCGCGTAGGTAACTGCTCGCTTACTCAACCCGGTGTCTTGCTGTAGTTGGGAGGATGACGGATTGAGCCGTCCGGTCTTGCCATTCAGACGCCCAGCCAGCGCCAGACCAACCCTGATAGCAGATGCGGGCAAGTCGATACCAGCAAGACTGCTCATCCACTCCAACCGCTCCACCGGCGATTTCATAAGCGCCATGCCGCTCATGACCGCGACTCGTTTTCGATAAAGCACGGAACACAAACGTTCTCCCTGCCATCGCGGATTGTCGCGGCGTGATACTGAAGCCGGAACACACGCCCGCAGTCGCAGCGACGCACCCACGGCGGGCGAGGTGCTCTATATATTTTCGGCGTCGGGAAAGCTAAAATAGCAGACGTAGATTTTGCTTTGCTTGCCCGAAACCCGTTGCCGTGACCCCGGCGCGGGTTTCTTTTTTGCATGGGGAATTACGCCGCGTTTGTACGCTTGCCATCCTGAATACCGCTGGTAAATACGCGCATGAATGTCGGCACATGAACATAAATCCGGTGGCC